GACGAAATTTTAGATCACAATGAGCGTAGTATTGATCTTAGCTTTGCTAAGTCAGGTCGTATGCCCTTATTGCTAGATCACGATCCGCGCCAGCAAATTGGTGTGGTTGAAGATGTTAACCTTGATAGCTCGGCACGTCGTTTGCGTGCGACGGTTCGTTTCGGTAAAAATGGACTTGCTAAAGAGGTTTTCGATGATGTTGTTGATGGTATCAGAAGCAATATCAGTGTTGGCTATCATGTCAACTCTATGGTCGAGGAAGGCACGGGTAGCTACCGTGTTGATAATTGGCTACCAATGGAAGTATCGGTTGTAAGCATACCCGCAGACAGGACAGTCGGGGTAGGTCGTGCAGCGGAGAAGCCACCCGCAGAACCTAAAATTCAATCTGAAACAAAGGAAACTACAATGACTGAAGAAGTTCAAGTTGACGTAGAAGCGGTTCGCGCAGATGCAGCACGTTCCGCAGCTAAAGAAACAGCCGAAATGTATCGCTTGGCAGCAAAGCACAACAAGCGCGACATGGCAGACGAAGCGGTTGCAAATGGCCGTTCACTAGCGGAATTCCGTGGTGAATTGTTGGAAGCAATCGGAAACGCGCCACTAGACACACAAGAGATTGGCCTAACAAAGAAAGAAGTTCGTAACTTCTCTTTGATGAACGCAATCCGTGCAATGGCGAACCCAACTGATCGTAATGCACAAGAAGCTGCACGTTTCGAATTCGAAGCGTCACAAGAAGCTGCAAAACGTGCTGGCATTGATCCACAAGGTCTATACATGCCACATGACGTTCTACGTTCATGGAACCAGCGTGATCTGAACACATCAGACGACAGCGCAATGGTTGCAGAAGCGTATCGCGGCGGTGACTTCATTGACGTTCTACGCAACGCATCATCTGTGATGCAGGCTGGAGCGACAATGTTGACAGGTCTACAAGGTGACGTAAAAATCCCTAAAAAGACAGCGGCATCAACAGGTGCATGGATCGCAACTGAAGGTGGCGCGTCCACTGAAAGCGAACCAACATTTGGTCAGGTCACAATGTCACCAAAAACAGTTGGTGCATTCACTGACATCACACGCTTGATGATGATGCAATCGTCACTAGACATAGAAAACCTAGTTCGTAATGACCTTTCAACAGGCATCGCACTAGCAATCGACAACGGTGCATTGCAAGGTACAGGTTCATCTGGCCAGCCAACAGGTATTGCTAATACTTCTGGCATCAACGCACCAACAGACTTCGCAGCGGCAACTCCAACATTTGCTGAAGTTGTTGCAATGGAAACAGCGGTTGCAGAAGATAACGCGCTTATGGGCAACCTAGCGTATATCTTGCCAGCTTCCATGTACGGCGCACTTAAAACAGCTAAGAAAGATGCTGGTTCGGGTGAGTTTGTTGTTGAGCCAAATGGTACAATCAACGGTCGCACTGCAATCGTATCAAACCAAGTCACAGCTGGCGATCTATACTTCGGTAACTTCGCAGACTGCTTGATTGGTATGTACGGTGGCTTGGACATCACAGTTGATCCATATACCGCATCAACATCTGGCACAGTTCGCATCGTTGCATTGCAAACTGTTGACGTAGCAGTACGTCACGCAGTTAGCTTCGCATACAACAACGACGGTGCATAATGCTAACTTGGGGCGGCAACTTTGCCGCCCCCTCTAACGAGGGGTCAAAAATGAAGTACATCATTCTAAAATCATGTGTTGCAGCGGGTTCAGCCCGTAAATCTGGCGAGATAGTCGAATTAGGCGCAGACGAAGCGGCTTCATTAACGGCCTACGGGCGGGTTGCAGTAGCACCAGAACCAAAACCAACTGTGGCTTCTACAGACCGCGCGGCAAAACCTAAAACAACAAGGGCTAAGAAATGATTGTGAAGCTAGTAAGAGACACAATTATTGACGGAGTTTTACATAATTTGGGTGAAACTGTCGATACTGCCGAAAGGGTGGGTAAAAAGCTAATTTCGCGTGGTTATGCTGAAATTAATGAGCTCGTTCAAGAGAGCAAAGAAGAAGAGCAAGAGAGCGAATAATGGCTATTCCATTTGCTGACGATTTGACTGCAATATTTGACATCGATGAGTTTGCATCGACTGTTTCTTATCGTCGCAAATTGGGCTTGGGTGACAGTTCCATCACTGGCATATTCGATAACGAAACCGTTCCTGTTGATGCTGGAGGCATTGCAGCGGTTCATCAGGAACAGCCACGGTTCACATGCAGAACAGCGGATGTTCCCAATATCGCAGAAGATGATTACCTAATCGTTAGCAGCGTTGAATATCGCGTTGTTGCTTGGTTGCATGACGGCACCGGCGTGACAACAATACAGTTGGAAAAACAATAGATGGCACATGTTCGCAAGCAAATCAGGGATCGTGTGGCCTCAATATTGAAGACCAACGTAAGTCTGGTGAAAAAGCGCGTATATACAACGCGAGTTCACCCACTTAACGACACAAACTTACCGGCCATCAGCGTATATACGGGATCAGAAAGTAGTGATCGTCTTAACGCTGGTGTGACTGACTTATTCAGAGAACTTACCCTAGACATTGACATTTATGTTCGTGAAACGAGTAAGTTTGATGATGATGTGGATGCGATAGCCGTCCAAGTTGAGGAAGCATTAGCCAACGATTTCACATTAAATGGCCTTGCTAAGTTCAACGTATTAACATCAACTGAGATACAATTTGACGGTGAAGCTGACCAAATTTTAGGAATAGCCAAGCTGACTTATTCAATCAGATATGTTACAGCTATCAATGATGTAGAAACAGCCAAGTAAGGAGTTCCACCAATGGCGACACATACAGGAAGTGAAGGAACCGTAAAAGTCGGCACGGCTGGTTCTGACACTGTAATTGCAGAAATCCGTTCTTTCAGCATTGAAGAAACAGCGGATACACTAGAAACAACAACTATGGGCGACACATCCCGTTCATATGCATCATCACTGAAAAACTTCACTGGTTCAGTTGATGTATATTGGGATGAAAGCGATACAGGCGGCCAAGGTGCGTTGACCGTTGGTGCAGAGGTTACACTTAACTTCTACCCAGAAGGTGCAACATCAGGCGACACATATTACGGCGGTACAGCCATCGTAACAGGTCGCACAATCAATTCATCATTCGATGGCTTGGTTGAGGCATCATTGACCATCCAAGGTTCTGGCGCACTAACGGAAACAACGGTAGCGTAATATGTCACTAGCGAAACGCATTGCAGCAAAACGGGCGGAACAAGAACGGGGTTTTCTGGATGTGGAAGAATGGGGCGAAGGGGATACACCGCTTCGCCTATATTTCACAACGGTTTCGGCGCGTGACATGGAGCAAATCCAACGTAAACACAAGGATTTCATCAACAACCCAACTATGTCGGCTATGATTGACATGATTATCCGCAAGTGTGAAGACGATGCTGGTGAAAAGGCATTTTCACTTGAAGATAAGCCAATATTGATGGGCGAACCAATCAACTTGATTGCGAAGGTCTTTGGTGCGGTTCTTGAAAGTGTGACTACAGAGGAACACGAAAAAAACTAAGAAGCGATCCGTTTAGATATAATCTGATTGCATTGGCTGAATTGCTTGGCAAAACCATAGGTGAAATAGAGCAAATCAGCCTTTCAGAATATAACGAATGGGTCGCATACTTTAAGATCAAGTCGGAGCAAAAAGACAATGGCGAATGAAAAGCTAACGTTTGAAATGAACGCCGTTGGCAACGCTGTACCTGAAATGAAGAAGGTACAAGCGCAGCTTGGTTCACTTGATAAGACCATGATGAAGTCAACGGCCAACATGAACCGGCATGTTCGCGGGATGCAGGGCGTTGGTAAGGCCAATAAAAACATGACCCGCAGTTTGGGCATGGCATCCTTGCAGTTCCAAGATATGGCGGTTCAGGCTTCTATGGGTACTGATGCGCTGCGCATTATGACCATGCAAGCACCTCAACTTGCGTCCATCTTCGGGCCAAAAGGGATGATCTTGGGTGCATTGATTGCGGTTGGCGGTGCTATCGCAATGATGGGCGATAAAACAACCAAGCTATCATTCGACTTCAAGCGGTTTGGTCAAGACATCGGCCCAGCACTTGAACCATTCAAGAAGGCATGGGAAGGGATTAAATATACATTTAATCTAGTTAAGGAAGCGATGATTTCTGGCGTTAATTTAATAATCAATGCGTTTCAGTATATGGTCGCTGTTTTTTCCGCTATTCCAGAAAGTTTTAGGCGATTTATTGATGCAGCATTGGGACACTGGTTTATATTCAAACAAAGCATCATTGCCGGTGCTTATGATGCCCGTGCAGCTATACAAGATATGCTTGATTTCTTTTCTATGTCTGGGCCGAAAGAAGGGTTCTTGGGCTTTATGGACGAAGAAACAGGCCATACGGCGGCAGAAAATTTGCGTTTTTTGGCAAAGGTTGCAAGGAACCAAGCAGACTTGGTTGCAGACCAAATGGAGAAAGCTGGCGCACCTGTAGATGCATTTTCAGAAAAGCTGGCCAACATCAAACTGATTGATTTAAGGGATTACTTTAAGCGAGTAAAAGATGAAGCTGAGAAAACAGGCACGGCAGTTAGAACCGTTGCGGATATGATCGGTGACAAGTTTGGTGATGCATTCATGTCTATGGTTGATGGCACTATGAAGGCCAAAGATGCATTCCGCGCAATGGCCGCTGATATTATCAAGGAACTTTACCGCGTGTTTGTTGTTAAACAGATCACCGGCTTTATCACTGATGCTATCACATCTGCATTCCCTTCATTTGGCGGCACACCCATGAAGGCCATAGGTGGCCCCGTACAGCGCGGAAACCCTTATGTAGTAGGCGAACGTGGGCCAGAATTATTTGTGCCTTCCCGTACCGGTTCTATCGTGCCTAACGACAAGATGGCCGGCGGCGGTTCTGTGGTCGTCAACCAAACCATCAACGTATCAACAGGCGTACAACAAACCGTGCGCACAGAGATCAAGTCACTGATGCCACAGATTGCGGAAAGCGCGAAAGCGGCAGTCGCAGATGCGAAACGGCGTGGCGGTTCATATGGAAGGGCGTTTGCATAATGGCTATCACTTACCCTTTAACTCTGCCGTCACATACGGGGATTGCGCAGATTGAATTACGCGCAGTCAACGCCGTGGCTTACAGTCAGTCACCGTTTACCTTTGCGGGTCAGGCACATGCTTACAGTGGTGAAACATGGCAAGCCGATATTACACTGCCGCCAATGAAACGTGCGGATGCGGAACAATGGATTGCTTTCCTGATTAGCTTGCGTGGCCAATACGGCACATTCTACCTTGGCGATCCCAGCGCAACATCACCGCGCGGCACGGTATCGACCAACAGTGATGTAAACGCTGCGACAGGTAGTGCGGGCAGTCGTACAATATCTTGTACAATTACATCAGGTGAAACCTTGCTTGCTGGCGATTATATTCAGATCGGCACTACGTCCAACCGCACATTGCACAAGGTGCTAGAAGATGTGATAGGTACAGGATCGGCGCAAGATGTAGAAATCTGGCCCGCCTTGCGCGAAAGCAAGTCTAGCGCGGGCGTAAACATCCTGAACACAACTGGCAAGTTCCGCTTGGCAAGCAACCAGCAAAACTGGTCAGTCAATGAGGCCAGTATTTACGGCATCACATTTGGAGCGTTTGAGGCGATATGAGTAGAACAGTTCCAGCGGCATTACTTACTGCGCTTGATGGCGATCAGATTGAGGTTTTCTATGCGGTTGATCTGGCGTTTGACAGTGGCAATATGCGCCTGTGGACGGGCTACGGCGATAAAACAATCGGTGGGCAGACTTACACTGGCACAGGCAACTTGCTTACCATAGACGGCTTAGAGGAAGCGTCAGACCTATCTGCGCGTGGCACTACTCTAACGCTAAACGGGTTAGATAGTACAATCATATCGTATGCGTTGGCAGAAGAATA